TGACGGAACGGTTATCAAGCAACGAAAAATAAAAGAACACACATACTCGAGGGCATGGGTACCAATTGAGGCTCCAAGCCAGCCAGAAATGCCCTCCCTTGAGCGTCCTCCAAACGCCGACAGGTAAGTTTCGGCTTTATTGCGGTGGCTGGTGTAAAATACTCCTAGTATTTGACCCGGAGGTCCTAATGAATTTTCCGTCGGATGTAGAGGATGAAGAGCTTACAGAAGAAGCTGTGGATGTTATCCCAGAGCTTGAGGAGACAGGAACCGAACTGGTCCCTGTGCCGACTCCTACCCCACAAAGAAAACCAGCATGGTGGAGAAGGGCTGTTGCATATTCGGCAAGAAGACTGGCGGACAGGGTTCAGTTTGGTCGTGGTGCAAGACAAAGGACCCAGGCCGGAGAAGGTCGCAATTTAGCCGCGGAGGCAAGAGGCCGGATAACTGGAAGGGGCTAGTCCAAGATGTCGCTAGTCAGCTTGTCAGATTTAAAAACATATATGGACATCTCTCTCACCCAGAGACAGGAAGATGCTGTTACATATATTTTGGATGGTCTACAGAGTGAGCTTGAAGCTTTTCTTGGAAGACCAGTCACACAAGATGAAGTAACCGAGGAGCATGTAATCCCTTCGTACTTTCAGGGCGTACCGGCAACATCTTTTTTTTATGACCATAGCCTGAGTTCAACTGATGACGGAATTAATTATATTCAGCCATCGCAAATAATTTATGCAAGAAATTCACCAATAACAAATGTAAAAAAAGTTACTCTTGCAAATTTAGCTTCTGTTCCAGTAAATCTTGCTGAAGCAATGCAAAAAAAAGCCACGATAACATCTGCTTTAGCTAGTGGCTCTTCAGTTGTTTTTACTGCAGCCAACGAATTCACTATTGGTCAGAGGGTCACGGTTTCAGACATTAACCCCTCAACGCTTCAGATTAGCGGATTAGAAATAACAGCAGTAACCTCAACAGCATTTACAGTTGGTGATGCTGCTGGAGCCACCGGTTCATATGTATCTGGTGGCTTGGCCACTGCCACAGGCAATGATTACACTGTGCATAGATACGGTATTGAGCTTTATAGAGGATTCCCAAATGACGTCGTAAGCATTACTTACACCGGAGGGCTTGACGGCTCTGCCATAAAAATGTTTAAGTTAATGATTCTAAGAGCTGCTACTCGAGAAGTTCAAAACATGCATGATGATGTTGTTGGCATGAAAGATTTGAACACAAGAAATGTTGCCCCTCTTGAAACGGGATTTTTGGAAAAAGAATTAGTAGCGATGAAGTCCTATAAGAGAAGACGAATTGCATAATGGATGCTCCAAGAAAAGTTTATCGCTCTTTAAAATTTGACACTGATTTTGATAAAAAATCATTGATAAAAGTAATTGCAGAATTTAAGGCTTTAGAGAATTCCATTGATTCCATTGGCTCAAGCAAACCGGGTGGTTCAAGAATTGAATTTGAACCAGACTTTTCCGAAGCGTACGAACTGCTTGCAAAAATAGGCACTAGGGGTTCATTCACTGCTCCGGTATTTCCGGTGTTAAAAAAACAGATACAGGCAATGAATGCTGCCAACTTTGCAACAAACGGATTGCCTGTTGGTGGCTGGAAACCACTTGATGCAAAATATGCTGCATGGAAATCAATACGTTTTCCAGGTGCACCAACAATGGTCAGAACTGGCGCATTGATGGAGTCACTTACTACTACTCCATTAGTTCAAAATGAAACAGTAACATCTTTTGAAATTGGTACAGCAATACCTTACGCAAGATTCCACCAAACTGGAACTTTTAAAATGCCTAAAAGACAAGTTGTTTACGAACCAGTCGGTTTTGCTGAATTTGCAAGTGGCATAGTTGCCAACTATGTTGCCGGTATAAGTAAGGTTCCTGGTGTCTGATGCCTGTAGAAGTGATGTATGGACCACAATATGCAAAGCAGTTTGTTAACGAATATTTAGTATCCGACATGCCTAATAGGTTGACTCGTTACAGAAACGCATGGAATCTCAGTACAAGTGAGCTTCCCGACATAGAAGACATATTTGCCTACGAACCATTGGCATTGGATAAATGGCCAACGGTAATCACTGTTGCATTATCAACAAAGTCTTTAGTTCGTACTGGATTCAACTCAACAAACAATCCGGAATATAATGTCACCTATGCAATGCGCACATATGTGTGGGCTCGTAGTGACGGTGCTCAAGACACCACCCTGATGAGGGACAGGTTTACTACGGTTGTTAGGTCTGCCCTGATGGACCATCCATGCTTGCGAAGGTCAAACCCCGAGAGGGAAGCATTAATTGAAGAATCCTCGATTAATGAAGAGTACTCCGAATTAACCTTACTAAAAGGCGACAGATACCTTGCTGGTGCATATATTTCTTATGATTTAAGAATTGAAGAAGCAATAGAAAGAGACAATATAGGTGTAGTTTCCGAAATTGACCTTGAGTTGGAAAATCCTTCAGGTTGGTATCTAAATGAGTAATTTTGAAGAATTAGACGGAGAACATCCGGTTTTACCGCAAAGATTTGCTGGAACGATTCAGGTAAAAAACACATCTGGGCGGACTGTATCTGCAGACTCCCAGGGAAACTATATGACTCCAGACTCTTATGCAGCAGTGAATCCATTTGATGTCACGGTCATGAAACAACTAGGTAAAGGAATTTTCCAATTAATTGAATTTTCAATAGATGCTGATGATTTGTCCCAAAAAGCTACCGTCAACAAAATACCAAAAAAAGAAAAAAATAGGCCAGAGAGCATTTCTGTCGGCGGGGGGCGTCCGCCCGGGAAATGTTGTCCGACACGCTAATATGTATAGGTGACTTTGAAATAAAGTTTGTAAAAATGAGTTGCCAAAAAGGTTCTACTATGGTGGTATTATCGCTGTGGTTAAAGAACTTAAAAAATTCTAGGTAGAAACCGAAGGAGTAACAAATGGCGGGCATCGTACTCACCACGGCAGTAAGAACAGGTCCAGTAACTACTACAACTGCACCTACATCGACTTTGTTCGTAGCTGGCGTAACCGAAAAAGGTCCAGAGGGTGATGCAAAATTAATCACCAGTGTTGCTGACTACAACGCAATATACGGCGGATACACATCTTCTGGATTTGTGCACGAATCAATCCAAATGTTCTTTGAAGAAGGCGGCTCACGCGCTTATATCTCTAGAGTAATCCCATCTGACGCAACGAGTGCATCTTGTTCAGTTCCAGGTACCTCTGGAACATCTATTACCTTGATTGCTTCAGGTGAAGGCACATGGCCACAATCCGGAGTTCTTGAAGTAGAAATCACTCAACCAACAGCAGGCGCAAATGCCAGACTTCGTGTTTTCTCAAACGACGACCTTGTCTACTCAACCCCACTCTGCACAACAAGAGCTGAGTTGGTTGATGAAATCAACAACAGCACAATTGCGGCCCTATATGTAACAGCCGTTGCTGGAGCAAGCAATACGCTTCCAGCAGTGGTTACATCAGCGGCTAGATTGGTATTCACTGGTGCTAGCAATGGAACTACAGTCACGAGCGCAAACGTCGTAACTGCTCTTGAAGCGTTTATTCCAACTCTGGGACCTGGTGCTGTAGCTGCTCCTGGCTTCTACGCACAAACCGTTTACGAGGGGCTAATAGACCATGCAAAAGCAAACAATAGAATTGCTTTGCTCGGTTTTGACAAAGACGACACAGTAAACGATGTTTTGAGCGTAACTTCGGACTACGAAGACAGAGATGGTGCTGAAAGCGCCGCATGGTTCTATCCTTGGGTAAAAATCCCAAGAGGAAACTTGACAATCTCGGTTCCTTGTGAAGGTTATGTTGCTGCAAAGAGAGCAGCTGTACATAACCAGCTTGGTTCGTGGAACGCATATGCAGGCCTTAAGAGTGTGTCGCGTTTTGTAACTGGTGTTCAGACAGCAATTTCTTCAACTCAGGCCGATGCCTTGGACCTTGTCTACATCAACCCAATCAGGATAATTAGTGGAAGCGTAAGAATCTACGGAGCACGTTCTGCCTCGACAGACACTGCCAACTTTAGATATATCAACTCAAGAGAAGTGCTTAATGACATCATCAACAAAGCCGAAGTCGGCCTTGAAGCACTTGTGTTCTCGGTCATTGACGGAAGAGGAAGCCTATTTGGTGAAGTAGCTAGTGTGCTCATCAATGTGCTTGACCCTATCTCAAAAGCCGGTGGACTGTTTGAGTTGTATGACACAAACGGAAAGCGCCTTGACCCTGGTTATATAATCCAGGTCAATGACGCTATAAACCCAATTTCACAGCTTGCCACGGGAGTGGTTAAAGCTAAGGTCGGCGCAAGAGTGTCAAGTATCGGTGACACTATTGAAGTCGAAATCACAAAATCAAACCTTACAGCTTCTCTAGGCTAAACGGAGGAAAATCACAATGGCTAAACTTTCTCAGCGTCAAATATTAGGAAAAATTGCACCGGTTGTTCCAACTGTGCATCCACCTCTTTCTGGATATTTTGCCCAAGTATCAGGTGGAGAGATAACTGCTGCCGTAGAAAAAATCTACGTTGGTGGAGAAAAGTTCCCTGAACTGCTCTGTGCTCCCTCCGAAGTCGGCGACATCACGCTCACCAGGCACTACTCGGAAGACGACAGAGTCACATTGAACTCGCTCCGCAGATTTGTTGGCTCAGCGTTTTATAATGTGAGTATTTTTTATTTGAACTGTGACATTTCTTCAGGAAAGCCCGACAGGGCGTATCCCAACTGCTTGTTGGTTGGCCTGACAGAGCCAGATGGAGACTCTTCCTCTGGTGCCCCAGCAACATATGCGCTCACATTCTCGGTGAACAAGGGTCCTGCAGACATTCCTGGCGATACATACAACTTCACGTAAAAGCACATCTGCCACCACGCATTAGGCGTGTGCTAGGTTTTGAGCATGACAGAAAAATCAGCTCCTAAAGAAATGCAAGAAGAAACAATACTCAATCAACTGAAGTCCGTTATTGCCAAAAAGGTAGAGCGGGCAGAAGTTTTCATTGAGGTTCCGGAACGCCCAGGCGTTAAGTTGCTCGTCAGTCCAAATGTTACCCAGCAGCAAATGAGAGCGTGGCAGAAACAGTGCGGCGGAGATTCCCCAAAGGGAATGGATGCAACAAAGTTTGCTTGTACTGTTGTGGGTCAAACCACAAAAGGCGTGTTTTTAAACGGCGAAGAAGTTCTTGATGATGGATGGCCATGCACATTTGGTTCAGCCATAATCCTAGCCATGACAGAAACAACAAAAGCAGTTCCAGACGCAGTTCAGAAATTTTTTGGCTTGGATGCTCATGCTGAGGCAGCAGCCCTCGCAATCATTGAAGCTTGTGGCTTTGGCGATACAATAACGGCGGAGGCTACAGAAAACCCTACGAAGCGGTCATAGAGGAACTTTCCGAAGACCCTCGAGTGGCCGCAGCAGCCAGGCTTGGCGAACTGTGGGGAACAGACCCAATCGTAATACTTAACTCGGAGCCAGATGAGTGGCTGATTAGGTATGCGTGCGCAAAAGTAATTGAGGCAGACCGTAAACGTGCGGAGAGCGAATCACGCTAAACTAGGTGTGTCCTCCTATTGTTATTCTGAGGTAATCCGTGGCTGACGCACGCGCAACAATCAAAATAAATGTAACCACAGATAAGAAGGATTTTGCGTCTGTAATTACACAGATGAATGCACTAAATGGCGCACTTGGCGATGGCTCAACAAATTCTAATAGATTTAGTAAGTCTCTAAATAAGACAAGTTCTTCTTTTGCGTCTTACTCCGGTGGGGCAGTGGGTGCGGCTAGAGCGACCAAGGGTTTTAATCACCAAACGATGACATCAACCAAACTCTTGGGTTTTCTAAACAAATCTACAAGAGCATTATTTTGGACTGTTATTGCGTTGGGTATAGAATTTGTAATAACAGCTGCAACATTGGCATCTGTTAATGCGTTATACACCCTTGGAAGATTGACCGTTAAGGCGTATCAGGTTTCTCTGGGACTACTCGCCGGAGCACTTGCGTCGGTAACTGCAGCAATTGGAATAGGACTAGCTGCATTTCAGGAATACCAAGCAGCAATGACAGCATTCAGTTACAAAGGAGTTAGCGACCTTGGTGATGGAATGGAACAGTCATCAAGCGCAATGAGAAATTTTGCAAAAGATACATCTCTTGCAACAATGGGTGTTGTTGCATTGAGCCAAGCTTATACAGCGATGGCAAAACAGGCCCCAGTTGGCGCAGCTCAAAGGAAAGCACTTTCAGGAGCACTTGATTTTACAACCACCGCAGAAGACCCCAAAAAAGCATTCCAAAGTCTTTCCCAGTTTATTGGACTAGTAACAAAGGCAAAAAAGGTTGATTCAAAAGCTACCGCAGCCGCTCAGGCTGTTAGTCCTGAGTTTGCAAAAGCTGTTGCTGGGCAAAAAAACAAATCATCAAGCTCGATACTCGCAGCTCTTTCAAGTGGGCAACTAGCCAGCACCGCCGGTGTTGGAGGAAACTACAAGATGCAACAAACACTTGTTGGTCAGTTCCAGATGTTTATGACAGACATAGTTGTTCAGTTAACCGATTTTGGTAGAAAACTTTTAGAACCAGCAAAAGATGTTCTTGAATCTTTTTATAAAAATTTTAGAAATATGTTTAGAAGAACTGAAGGAATAATAAGCGGTTTTGCAACAGGAACAATGTTGCCCGGTTTAATAACAATCGGAAACACACTTGAAGATTTTGCCGTAAAACTACTAAGAGTCTATTTGCCCAAAATAAGTGGCGGAGCCAACTGGCTAAGAAAAACATTTACCGACCTTAGGGTATCTTTTGCCCAATTTGCTAATTCTTTAGATAAATTTAGAGCCGGTTCAAAAATAATAATTGACACATTTGCTGGACCAATACTTGCAATATTTAAAGGGTTTGGCAGAAATGCCGAACAACTTGGGTATCTTGCGGAAGACAATAAAGAAGAGTTTTTAAAATGGGGAAATGCTCTTGAGGGTTTGATATTCTCATTCTTTGATTTCTTTGCTGCAATGAAGGTGGCATTTACAGAAGCCCTTCCTGTTCTTACCGCAATTGTAAACAGTATAGCTGCACTTGTTCGCGGACTATCTGCCGTTATAAGTCTTACTGGGACACTTGGTGGAGGCGGTGGAAAGAGTGGCACAATAGACGCCGGAATGGGTCCTGTTTTATCTTCTGCGATAACAATGGCTTTATTGTATGCGGGTATAAAGGGTCGACGACGTTACAAGGGACGTGGTGGAATCGGTGTAAAGACAGGACCTTCTACTTCAAGCAAAACAGGATACAGGCGAGCTTCGATAGGCAGACCAATGTTGGAAAGATTATTTGGAGAAGTTGGTTTTGGTGACGCTTATAGTAGAACTAAAAGTGCATATACCAGTGGAGCACCTTCTACAAAATTTGGAACAAAAATGTCTAGAAGCATTACGGCTTTGCTAGGAGGTAATACTAATTCTGTTTCAAACGAAGGAGCAAGAATAGCAACTGATGAATATAGACGGCAAACCGGAAGAGACAGGCGAAGCGGTTTGGCTATGTATTCACTTGGTCAATTTAACCCAATTATTGGAGAAGAAGTTAGTAAAGCAAACAAAATAAAATCAGACAGAGCAAGACGCTCATTGGCTAGAACAAGTTACAGGGAACTTGCAAAAGCGGCAAGAACTGGAAAACCTGCAGACCTAATCTCTGCTTCTGGTGGTGCTGCTTTTGCAAATGCAACTACTGGCAGGACAACAGGCAAAGCCCTGTCAGTCAGGCAGGCAGCAATGTATGGTATTAGGACAAAAATTGGCGGCGCAATGACTGGCAGAACCGAAGCCATTCAGGCTGGATTGGCTGGCTCTTTTACTCCTGGTCTCGGAATGCTTGGTTCTATGGTTACGGCTTCTGGTGTTACTTCAAAAATAGGGAACGACACAGCTCGAGCTGGAGTTGACATGGGTCTTGCTGGTTCGTATTTTGGCAAAAGAGGAGTGATGATAGGCGCTGGTGCCGGCGTACTTTCAAAGACAACTAATTACGCAGCTGGAGCAATAGCTGGTGGTGTCACTGGTGCTCAAATTTCCACAATACTTACGGCGGGATTGCCACCTCAAGCTCAAGCAATTGGAAAAGCTTTGGGGTTTGCAATAGGAACCGCAGTTGGAATATTTACGGTTCACTCAAGAAGGAAAAAAATTGCTCAAGGTATTGCTGACGATATGGTCAGAGCAACAGGGGCAAAATCTATTGAAGCACTTCTCAACAGTCCCACCTTAAGCACATTATCGGCTACATCAAAAATTGATAGAGACAAAAAAATCTATGACAAAGCAATAGAAATGTCTCGTGCTGGCTCTGGTGATAGTGAGGTTAGGGACTACCTACTCAAATCTGGCGTGATAGACAAAGACCAAGCAAAAGCTATTGATATGAACGATGGTGCTTTTATTACCCAGCTTGATTCCAATAGCTCAGCTTTGGCAATGCAAGGTGACGCTTACAAGAAGTTTGAAAACAATGTAAACGCACTCACCTTGGCTACTGGTAAGTCAAGAGCCGAAATATTCAAACTAGCCAAAACAACTGGCGTAGACCTTTTTGACTCATCAAGGTCGGTGATTGACAATTTTCAAGACATGGGTTTAGCAATGAGACAAACAGCAGACAGTATCAAGACTGCTATCCAAGACATAAGAACTACGGCACTAGGCGAGCTAGACAAAATAAGAACAAGAAGAGAAATATTTGATTCATTAAAGTCAAGCGAACAAGATTTATTGGAACTTGGCTCTGGTGCGACTCAAGAAGATTTTTCAAACTATGAAAAAGCAATGTCCGACTATGTTTCTACGATGTTTCCAGACGACCCTTCAAAACAGACAGCAGTTTTTAAAAGTTTTGCAGACGGTTCAATTTTTACAGACCCAAAATCCCCATTCTTTGGAAATAAAGGTCTGCAAGATGCATATACAAGAACCGAAAATATTGGTGGTGTTTTATACAGTGGGCAAAGCAATGCACAAGTTGCATTTGATAAATACGCTTCTGGATATGCCTCAGATGTTGGTACTCCAGGAATAAGCGGATTGATGAGTCTCGGTAATTTTCAGTTTAAAAGAGGTGATATTGCCGGAAATCGTTTTAGCGAAGGAATTTCATCAGCAATGACTGGTGGCACATTTGACCAAGCAGGGTTTGAACAATTCTTAAAAACCGGAGATATGACAAATGTAAATACTGGTGCAGAAATTGTAGATATGATGAATAAAAAATTTGGCACCCAGTTTACTACGGATGATGCAAGACTTTTTGAGACTACAAACAACCTACAAGCAGCAATTCTTGCTGGAAGCCTTGACAAAATAGCAGGAGAGTTGCACCAACAATTTTTGGATGCTATTGCTTCGGGGTTTGATGCAAGTCCAGAGTGGTGGGAAACACAACCAAAATGGTGGACCGAAATGGTTGCTGCCGGTTTTGTTAAACCAGCTGACACAAGTAGTCCAAGAAGGGGTATGGTTGGGGATACATCAACCTCAAGAAATTTAAATAGAACACTTTCTGCGCATTCGCGTTTTGATTCAGCATTAACTGGTTCAAGAAAGATAACAAGCGCTTTTAGGACCACCGGTCTTGGTTCTCCAAGTTCCGACCACGCGGCTGGAAGGGCTTATGACCTAACTGGACAGAACCTAGGC